CATCAACTTCAACACAAGCATTTTGTCCAACCAATCCACAGTTAGTTCCAACTTGTGCGAACGCAAACGTAAATGGTTGACCAACAAAACGTTGTGTGAATAATGCCGTATCAGTCCAAACATAAATTGCATCCCTACCTCTAATTGCTCCTCTGATCTGTGATCCGTCGGCCAGTCTTTGTGTACCAGCTGTATTGGTTGCTGTAGGTGTATATGTGTTTATGTCCTCTTGGTCAGAGAATCTTACGAACATATCATCTTGTGTGGTCTTATCTCCAATAGTAGTTTCTGTTCCAAAGAATACCAAGTGTCTATCAGGTGTAGACACTACCATGTGTCTTGATGCAGTTGGTGCGTTAGATATAATTGTAGCTCTAATGTTTGTTGCATTTGTTGCTGCAGAGTTCCATTCAAAAACTTCTCCGTCATGAATTAAACATATAGCTTTGTCACCAAAATTATCTAATGACCACATGCCTGGTTCTACAACTAAGTCACCTGATGCAGCTTCGCCCCACGCAACAAAGTCTGATGAATTTGTAACTGTGGCACCACTAGAATGTGATGATCTTGTAGAGTTTCTAACTGCTCTTGTAATACCTGTTAAGTCATTTCCAGAAACACCTGTGTAAGATATTTCTTCATTACCTACTTGAATAAAATTTGTTCCTGAACTTGGAAACTGAGTGGCATCTGTTAAAGTTATAGATGTCCCTGATCCACCTGTTCCTGCAGTATCATCTAATAGTGCTCCATTTAAAGTGGTTGTTGCTGCTCCAATTTCTTGTCCACCCCAAGTTCCTAATGACCAACCAAAACCTTTTGCTTGAACAGCTGGTCCTACAGGATAATAATGTTGAACTCTTATACCACCTGATGTTGTTGCACCAGATCCAGATTCATTTGATGGCATTGTAATAGTTAATGTTGTAGCTGATGGCACAGACGCTACCATAAATTTTTTATCATCAAAATCAGATGCACTAAAATTAGAGTTAGTTATCGTAGAAAAACTATCTAACAATAATATGTCTCCAGTATCAATACCATGAGAAGTAGAAAAAGTTAACGTAACCGTTGGTGATCCATTAGTTGTGCTAAAAGCATTAGAAAGAGTTGTTGTAGTTTTGATGGGATGTATGTCATAAAACACACCTCCAGAATAAGCATACAATATTCTGTTGGTTCCAATAATAGAGTATTTAATTGAAGTAGAACTAACAAAATGATGTAGACCTCTTCCTGCTCCTGTTAGATCATTCGTGCCACCTAGCTGTTTCCAACCACCTATTTTTTCTGGAATACCATAACGAAATCGAACATTATCGCAATCTGTCCATTGACCCTCTGCTCCTGTATCAGTGACTTGTTTATTAATACCTGGTTGAAACCCTATTTTCTGTAACATAAAAATCCTATAATAATTAGGGCGAGAGATGTGGTATGGTGGATCTCCCGCCGAATCATTATTCTACTACATTATTTGATAAATTTAAAGCCTTTAAACCAATCAGGTAAACCTATATGTAAGCGTTCGTCAAACATATTTTCTTGAGCTCCAGATGTTTTGATATCATTATAATGTAAAAAGGCTTGAATACATTCTTCCCCTGTAAACTTCTTTCTCCAATGCTCCAGGTCACAACCTCTATATATTAACATATCTCCAGGTTTTAAAATTATCTTAATACCTTTCTTACCTCTTTTTCCAGAAGGCTCAAGATATATAGGCCAGTCATCACCACCAAGATTTATGGTCGTAGATATCTCACAACTAAATCTATCCTTGTGTCTTTTTAATTCGTGGCCTTTTTTATATATTCTTGTGTAGGTGTAAGCAGGATAAAGTTTTAGATTTGTTATTTTTTCCATAATTGATTGACACTTTATCATTAAAGTTTCTATTGCTATATCTGAATATGAAGCATAAGAACCTGGGACTTGAAGATTAGGACCTTCATAGTATCCGAGTATTTTTTCAAAAGGGGATATATATCTTGCTCTTAAACAAGTATCATAAACTTGTTTTTTCATTGAAAGATAATTAGCTAAAAAAGTAGCTAAGTCTTTTGATATTGCTTTACGAAGCACTACGTATTTATCTTTTTTAAAATCCATAATTAAAACTAATACTAATCCTTTCTTTTTTATTTAAATTTGGTTCAACATAATGAAGTAAATGAGAGGGAAACAAAACACATAAGTTTTCTTGAGGTGGAACATGCCATGTTGTTGAATTATATAAATTATATTCTAAAACTTCTCCACTTAAAAAATTTAAATTGTTTTGTCTAAAAACAATTTTTCCAGAATTTTTAGGAACACTTACATAATAAACTCCTGATATAACAGATTTTGGATGATCGTGTGGTCTATTAAAAGAGCCAAAACCATTTACATTGTGCCAGTAATTACCTAGTTTTATTTTGTAACTAAGACAAAGTTTTTTTTCAATACTTTCAACAATTACATTTATTTTATTAAATAAACTTTTTAAGTTTTTGTCTACATCATAAAAGGCTTTGCTTTGCCAACCACCATAGTTACTTACTGTTCTACCTTTGTCTTTAGATTTTAATTTTAAAATATCTTGTTTTATTTTTGTTGTATCTAAGTTAAACATTTCTTCATGTATATATGAACTAAAAATATTATACATTTTTAACAACTCTTGAATTTAAAACTATGTTTCCAGATATACTTACTCTAGTTTTATTAGAGGTATAGAAAGGATATACTTGATGAGGTCTATTAGCTGTAAAAAATAACATAGTGCCTTCATCGTCTGGTGTTAAATTACAATCATAAGTGCACATTCTACCTAAAGAATTAATATAAAACATTTGAAAGGTATTTGGATAAGCACAATTAGCATGTTTAACAAAAGGTAATTTTTTTTCTTTTTCATAATCAGCAGGTATCTTCATCCAAACTACAAAAGAAAAAAGACCTGAATGAGTATGAAAAGGATTAAACTCATATTTTTTTTGAAAGTTTACCCAGATGCTTTCTAATTTAAAAGGAAGATTTTCATTTAAAGTATTTGGAATAATCCAATTGTCTTTAGAACAACTATCTAAATATTCTTCAATACAAGGTAATAATTCTTTTTCAAAAAACCAATTGTTTTTATCTTCAAGATAAAAAGAACTATCTATTTGACCAACTAATTCATGATTCCATTTTTTCTTTCTATTTTTAATATAACTATTTAATACGTCTAAAGTTTCTTGTGAAAGTTTTCTTTTTACTATACCTACATTATCAAAATTTTCTATAGCCATAATTTTATATATTATCCATTATTAAATTATCTACAGCTTGTATGTTAAAATGTAAAAATCTAAAAGGTTCCTTTCCATAATCCACTGCAAATTCATGTTCTAAGTATCCTGGAAATATAACTAATGTCCCTGGTTTAGGTCTTATAAAAAACTGATCGTGTCCATTCCACACCCCTTTTATATTTGGTTTTATTTTTAATTTAGTGGCTCTAGCCCCTGTCCGTGGTTCATGAAAAACGGGGTATGATGTTTTATCACTACATTTTAAAAAATAAAAACCTGACACATGTTGATTCCAATGCACGTGTGCTGAATGATGTCCTCCACCTTTTTTAGCAAACTCTTGAACCCACAAGTCAGTAAACATCATTTGATATTGACTCATGTCATAACCCATATAATCTAAATACTCATAAGATTTTTGACCGACATATTTTCTAAAATCTAAAAAATTATTTTCTTTTATTAAAGACGAAGAATGAAAAGATCTTCCAAAGTCTCCATGTTTTTTTATGTGATCTTTTGCTTCTTTAGAAGACCGGGCTTTTTTAATATGTGTATTAGAAGCTTTGTTTAGAGAATCAAGAAACTCTGGTTTATATTCAGTCCAAATAGGTGTGCTAAAAAAATGTTCTATATTCATTATTTAAAAGGATCTCCTATATTCCAAAGCACTAAACTGTATCTACAACCTTCAGTAACAGGTTTTACTCTGTGCCATACAAAAGATGGAAAAACAATAATAGAACCTTTGGGTAGTATTTCTTTTGCTTTGATTACATGTTGAGCTTCATTTCTCATTGGTGGATCGTAATCTCTATTATCAAACTCTAACTCACCACCTTTATATTCTGAACCATCGGTTAATTGACAAGTCATAGATAATTTTCTAATTTTATTGTGTCGAAATGTATTAGGCATATTGTAAGGTTCTTTCCAAGAATCACAATGCCAATCATAATGTTGATTTAATTTATATTTTGTAAATTGAATGTCTTCAGATCTTTCCCATTGAAAATTCCATCCTGCACTTTTATTAGCTATATTAACATAAGGCAAAATTTCTTTGTATATCCAAGTTTCATTTAACCAAACCACATCAGAATTTCTTTTATATTTTAAATTTTTTATTTCTTTTTTATTTAATTTTTTATTTCCAACAGAACCTGTTACACCCATTTGCTCTTGTTTTTGTAAACCATATTTAATAACATCATCACAAAACTTAATAGGTAACGCGGCAGTAAAATACCAATAAAAATTTTTTAAATTCATATAAATTTTGGTCCTGTTAAAAACATAGTTAAACTTTCTCTTGTGCCATTTTTTACAGGATTTACTTTGTGTAATAAATGAGATCTTAAAAGAATAACATCTCCTGGTTCTGTAAAATCAGAAATAAAACTAGGTGTTTCAGTTTTTAATAAACAAAATTCACCACCAGTATATTGTTTAGTTGAGATATTTATTAATAAAGTTAATTTAATATCGTGTGTTGGTGAGGTTGAAGAATCACAATGAAAGCTGTATTCACCACCTTTATTATAAATATTATAGTTTAATAAAGGATTTCTTATTTCAAATAAATTATATCCAAAATTATGTTGATTCACATCAAGAATATTATCTATTAATTTTTCTATTTTATCTTTAATATTTTTATAAAAAACCCAATAAACTTTAGAAGTTTTAATGGAATCACCTGCTTTAGGGTCTTGTCCTACAACCTCTTCAGTTAATTTATGTTTGTTTATTAGTTTATTTAAATCTAAAATTTCTTTTCTATTAAAGAAGTTTTTCCAAAACCAATAATCAGGAACTTTAAATTTGTTCATTTTTCAAGCAATATGTAGGTTGTAGTTAACACGTAATTTAATTCATCTTTTTGATTGTTTTTTAAATGATACGTGCATGTTGAAGGAAACATTATAAATTTATTATCTGTAAGTTCTATATTCCAACTTCTTCCTTTTTTTCTATTATCGTCATAATATATTGTGACAACACAATGATCTGTTTTTAATCCATATAACAATGTAAAGTCTGGCGAATCATAAAGATTTATAGGATTAACATTATATAACGGAATTGTTTGTTCATTTGGTTTGTAAGTATTCGTCCAAGTGTCTTTATTTAATAAAACTAAATCGTGTTTTATATTTATGTGTTCTGTTATGTATGTAGTTAATTTATCCCACTCTCTACTAAATTTTAATTTAGTATTTGATAGTTCTGATTCTACACCATCCAATATTAAA